CACAAACATATAAATTATACGGTATCCAAATACATGGGGCACGATTCAACTTTATTTACAATCCCCATAGTGCAAACGGGGAACCTAGTTTACCGACGTAGATAGGTCGTGGACGTCATAACATTGTGCAAGTTTTACCTTTTCTTCCTCATCCAGGGGTAAAAACTTCATAATTTGCGGCAAAGGCATAAGTTTCCCTTGAAATAAAGAAACGAAACTATAACCAAATTCCGTAAAAGTTAATCCAACCACCACAGCGGTGGGAACCAATACGGAAAATACTCTGGAATATTTCCATGCCTGTTGCCTAACAGCTCTACACCGTTTCGCTGCGGTGTGAGCTCTTCCATTGAGAATCTTGAGTTCAACTACAATGATCAAATCCTTATTGGCACCAGAATACCGGAAAACCAAATCAGGTGCTCCAAAGGACATACATCCCAAAGGAGCATCATTAATGACTGGTTTAATACCAAAATCGGAAATGACGCGAGGTTTCAAATCATCCTCAAACAAAATATCCAAACCACTCTGGCAATCCAAAGGAACATCAGATTCATCAAGCATATCGCATCTTACGCTGTTACCATTGAAACGTTCTGTTAAATCATCATACGTCTGAAGATTATTCAAATAAGGGATGACTCCACTCTCCCTAGCAACTTGTAATATTTGTGCACGACGTTCTTCAAATACATCTCTCCCATGATAATAAAATTCCATATTTGCGGCAAGCAAAGCATTTGCTGCTATTTCTTCCGGCAAAGTTTCCACTCCTTTCCTACTCATATAATTGTGTAGAGATTTAGAAATGGATGAAACTTCAATAGGGGCGACATAAGATTGTACGTCATCGCTCCAAACAAATCCACGCTTCAAAAATGAAATTTCTGATAATGGAAGAAAAGGAACTGATTCAGCTTCTTTGTCAGCCATAGTATAAGTAATTCCAACTTTGTTAAGTTCATTAGAAACGCTCGTATGATTAAATAATTTTTCTTCACTCGCGACGCTCATAGCATTATCATCACCATAACACATAAGAGCAACACGTTGATCAAACTGAGGAACCTTCTCATTTTTATGCAATGCATAATATGCATAT